GCGCATCTTCCATGCTGCGCGGTACATACTGAACAACGTTCTCTGATGAGAAGAAAATGCGCATCAGGCTTGGCAAAATGGCCTGCACGGTATCGCGCACGTCCATCGAAACAACCTGGCTGCGCCCCTCTTCTTCATCGCCAAATGGATCGCCAAAGTAGTATTCCGTGGCGCGGGCGCGAAGGTTGCCAATCTCTAAGTCAATGAAATTGGTGGCGTCAACAAGTTCAGCCGCAACAATGGCCTGAATCTCTGTTTCGTCCATGGGTTCACCGGATTTAACGCCGGTGGCAAGGTTCATTTCAACGTCCATTTACTTACCCTTATTTCTTGCGCTAATGGCTTTGGCTTTTGCTCGTGCATCGGCTTTGCTTGATGCACCCCAAGCCTTTAGGCTTAACAAAAGTCTCGTGGGTTCGCCATTTTTGTATTCTGGACCGGGCATGTTACCCATTCTCGCAAGAAAACTGGCGCGTCTTGGATTGTCGCCTGACTTCACAGGCGCTTTTAACGTGCCGCCCGTTTCTGCTTTATAGGATGCGCGGCCTTTGGCGTTCAGTCCACCGCTTGGACTTTGGCCCTCTTTACGCTGCCACGCTGGCGTTTTCATCAATCTTCCTCACGCATAAAGTTGACGCGCTGAAACGCAACGGCTTCGCGCTGGCGGCGCGAGTTAGCCATCGATGTAATAGGACCGCCAACCAACCAGGCGTCACAGGTACGCGCCGCTGCACACTTAAAGTGGAATAGTTCGCAATAACCAAGATCGGCGGCGTCTTGCACCGCCATCTCTAAATCTTCGTTCTTTTCGCTTTCGCCTTCTTCGCCGTTTTCGTATTCGCCGTTTTCCTCGTCGCTTTCTTCGCCCTCCATACCACCTGTGATGCACTCAATCATTTCAGGTGTTTGGATGAATGCTGCGCAGTTGCCGCAACGCATGGACTTGGCTTGCGCCAGGTCAGTGTTCCATGTTTCGGATTTGGCGTTCCAGAATTCACGGTTAGGCAACTCAGGATTAGCAGGCCCATAACCCACATTGGCAAACGCCCAATTGCGATTTTTTAGGTTCGCAACCGGGTCTTTGGTTTCAATAGGGCATTCCATCATTTCTTCTTCGACTTACCGGCTTCAGACAATGCAATGGCAATGGCCTGCTTTGGATTGGTCACTTCCGGTCCTTTTTTGCTACCGGAATGCAACTTACCCGCCTTGTATTCGCGCATAACTTTGGAGATTTTCTTCTCCGCTTTGGTCTTTTTCATCATGATGCAAGGATGTCCGTGATGGTGACGTGAAAGTTGTGGTTGTGTCCTGAAATAATGGCAACCTTTTCGCCCGGAGCAACAGCAACATACGCCACTTGATAAGCGGGAACAATTGGGTGACTTGTTGTGGCCGTTGGGTCGGTGCCAACTGTAAAGTGCAAATGCTTGCCGTCATCGGAACCATTAGCAATACGCATTAGCGTTACACCGGTTGCGGCGGCGTGCGATTGCTGGCTTTCGTCTGACGTTGTAAGCATCGTTGTCGTGCCAAATCGGCCAACAATTTGCGGCCACAAGTGACCGGCTGAATCGCGTACTTGCTTGCTCACTTCTTAGCCGCACGCATATTGTCAATCAAATTAGGGTATGGCCTGCCTGCGGATTTCGCCATGGCTTTAGCGCTGGCCTTTTGCTTCTTGGATAACGGTTCGCTTTTGCCCAATGACTTTGGACGCGCCTTATCCCACACTGGCTTTGCTTTCATGTCAGCACCCCTATTTGGGGGCAGACACTAGCACACTCACGCATCAATGCGCAAGATTCATGCGCAAAGCGTGGTAATCCTCCAAGAAACCGCTCATGCTGGCGAGTTTGTTAAACGCCATATCTGCTGATAAGCGCGAGTGAAATAAACGCAATGGCGGTCTGCGATCCATCTCAGCCCAATAGGTTTGCAAAATTGTACGCCCCCAATCCTCTGCGGTTACGCGGTTGATGTTGCCGCCAAAGTATTCATAGCGCATGAACATTTCCCAATCGACAATCCCTAGTGTGTGGCGCGGGCTGTCCTTGTTGGAATCTTGGTTAGCGTGCAAGCGAAACGCCCCCAGGTGCGCCCCACCGCCTACCGCTGGCCCGTGGCGCGTGGCTTCCAAGTACCAGGTCACGTCACCCAAATAGTGCCTTGGTGCCAGCTCGCCAAGGGGCGAATAGGTCATGGTGAATGCGCACTTGGAACGATCCATCATCACAAACGAAGGCTCGCCTATGAAGTTCTTGTGCATTGCCATCAATCGCAGCACGTTTTCGCGTGATGACTTAATGAGTTCATCTTGACTGATCAAGCCTGGCGCACGAAGGAATCGCCCTTCGTCGTTGATCCAATGGCGCTGATGCCAAAACATGGTTGCATCGCGGTGGTGGTCCGCCAAATCAACCAGGTAGGACGTTGATGATGGATAAATCACATCATCGTCATACACAAACCGCACCAGGTCCGATTGGGCCTTCTTCCAAAGGTACGCGTAATGCGCCACTTGATCGCCAGGACAAATCAAATGCGTGTCAATGACTTCAAAGTCATAGCATTGCGCTATGTCATTGATCATGTGATGCTCTTCATCATCCGGGCAATGGTTGCCAATGATCACTTGAATTTTCGGGTAAGTCTGCGCGTCAATGCTGGCAAGCGTGGTGTACAGGTGCTTGGACTTAAAGGCTGGAACAAGAATCGTTACGGTTCTCATTGCTTACCCCAACGCTTACGCTCAAGCTCGGCAATCCGCACCAGTTCACGCGTTTGGCGCTCAAGTTCGATCATCATCTCTTCAAGCACTTCCCATTGCAGCTTTTCGTACTCGCCTCGTGGAAAGTTTTCGAGCAAACCATTCACCCAAGCTTTTCTCGCCATATCGTTCAGGTTCATCCCTGTCCTTTCAATAGTTCCGCCGCATCGTCATAGCCGTTTTTCTCCAGCAACTCAATGCAATGGTTTAAGCGTGCTTCGCCTGCAACAAACTCAATCTGCGCCGCAAAGATAAAAAGATTCTCTGCGTGCTGATCAAACCCTGTGTTTCTAGCAATGCCCATGACATCGCCAATCGTTAAGTCTTTCACTTCAATACCTCCTTGATGTGATCGGGAAGCTTGGGCAGTGGCGCCCAGGCTATCGCCCACTCCGACCAGGTGCCAATAACACATACACCAGCAGGATTCAGCAATAACATCTTCACGCCTAATGGCGGCGGGTCATCTTCGGGCGTGCGCCAGGTGGCCTGGCCCGCTAGGTAGTCCTTCATGCCTGCCCCCTTGCTCGTATGGCAGCGGCGCAGTCTGCGGCAATCATCACCCCGTTGTGATCCATGTCATCACACACCGTCGCACACGCCTCACGCTCGGCAGCGGCAACAAGTGCAGCGAAGCGTTCAAGTTGAACATTTCCCGTGTAGCAAGTCCCCCATCGCGGATCAAACTCAATACCTACCTCCCGCGCCATGCGGATGATGTCTTCCCTATCCATCACGCAGCCCTTATTCCAAATGGGTTATGCCACAGTATGGGTGCTTTAGGCTTACGCGGCTTGAAAGTTTTGTACTCCTCTTTCACCTCGAAATAGTTCACCATCACTTTTTTCCAAGGTATTTCGACGTTTTTTATGCCCTTGGATTTGACGATCAGATCGTCTCCCGCCATCTCGGTCATAAGTTGATCAATCCTCTTGGTGGTCATATCAAACTTTGCCGCCAAATGCCAAGCATTGACAGGGTTCTTCAATCCTTTTAAGTAATCAAAAATCATCTTCTTGCTTTCTGATCTACGCATTTTTCGTTTTGCCATTTCTACCCCTCTCGATTAAACAACTGCCCTCAAGTTCCGCTTAATCGGCTTACCCCACTGCGAGTTGTAAGCCTTACCGTACAACGCCGTTCCTGCATCGCTGGCAAAGGTCAACGCCAAAGCATCAGCCATATCAGGCGATCCAATCCCGCGTTTCCGCATCTCGTCTTTGCTCTCTAGCTTCATCTTCCCGTTGCTATTAAACGAATAGCGCGGCGAGACAAGTTCCGCCAAAAGCGACTCATCTTTAGGTATCTTGCAATCGCGCTTTTCCAGCCACGCCTTCATCTTTCCCCACAACTCAGCACGCAAGTTCACATAAATCGTTCCCATGGCGGGAGACTCAGCCACGTTGATCCCACGCGCAGGCATATTCAATTCGCGCAAGCGGTCCACAACACCGGCCCCCAAGCCAATCGAATCAACAAGTATTTCAACGGGCCTGTCTTCTGGCTTCATGGCCTCGTATTCAGCAACCACCGCGCCCGTGGTCTGCATCAAATCCAACCCACGCCACTTGCGTATTTCGGTCACCGCATTACCTTTGCGCTTTGCTAGTGCTGTGGCGTCCGTACCAAATCGCGCCACATCCAAACCCCATACCGTTGGCGTATCCGTCGTTTCAACATCACGGTGAAAAGCGCTGTCCACCAGCTCAACGCCAATCAAGGTATCGTCATCGGTGCGCGGAAACTCACCCAACACGCGAACACGGAAAGCGTTGGACTCTTCGCCATAGCGTGACGCCATATCCTTGATATAGGCTTCGCTCACACGCTTGGAGTCATAGCAGGACACGCGGCGTGTCCACCACTCATCCTTCAACCGGTTATGCGTATCAAAGAAAAATCCGCTGGATTTCGTCGGATTCCCCAACAGAATCGTCACAGCGTTATGCCCTGACATGGAACCCGCCGCCGCCTCAAACACGGACTCAGGAATACCTGAAGCTTCATCCGCCACAAGCATCACATGGTCCGAATGCACACCCTGCAAGGCTTCAGGTTGCTCGGCACGCGATGTACGGGCGGATATGAACGACTCTTGAGGCGCCGCACGCATCTCAATGCGATCAGTCTTAACCTCCAGGCGATCACCCCAAGCATTAGGCAACTCTTTCACCCAACGCTTTAGCTCGGCAAATAAGGCGTCGTACAACTGGCTCGAGGTCGGCGCCGTCACCACAATCTTTGCAGGACCACGCGTTAGCATGTACCAAATCATCGCCCAGGAAGCCACCGTGGACTTCCCAACACCGTGGCCGGAGCGCACGCTGATCTTGCGCTCGCCGCGGGATATAGCCTCCAAAAACTCCACTTGCCAAGGGTCGGGATCAACCCCCAACACTTCGCGCACAAACAACGGCGCGTTGGGCCTGTAGCGGCGCACCAGCTCGAGGTAGCGCTTAAAGATTTCGTTATTAGGCGTGTTCATAACTTGTTACCGCACGATGCACCAAGGTATGCGTCACCGCCATACCAAACTGATCCTTTACCATCTCAGCAATCTTGCGATAGCTCTTGCGCTCCTTGGCTTTGTCCGCCATAAACATCAAGATGGGATAGGTCGATTCATCCTTCACAAGTTTCGCCGACTTGCCATCACCGTCTTTACGAAACCCAAACGGCACATGACCGCCAACCCAACCACCGGCTTGCGCCTTGCTCTTACGCCCATCAGCCATGCGCTCGGCAATTCTGCGTCGCTCAAGCCGAGCCACTGCCGCCATCAACGTAAAGAAAAACTCGGACCAACTCGAGCCATTGTTTACCGGGTCCGTACCAAGTGCCAGCACAATCATCTTAACGCCCTTCTCCTTCCAAGTCTCGGCCATTGTTAACGCATCAACCGTGTCACGAAACGCACGATCCAATTGCGTCATAACCACCACATCACCTGGCTGAAGTGCCGCCACTAAACGCGAACCCGCTTCACGCTTGGCAAGTTGCACAGAACCGCTCACACCTTCATCCGTAAACACTTCGCCCACATCCTCGCCGCGAATCAACGCCAATCCCTGAATCTTCCTAATCTGCTCGGCTAGCGACGTGTTGTCTACCTGCTCCTGTGTACTAACCCTTGCATAACCATAAACCGCCATGTCGTTCCCCTGTTTTCGTTACTTGTTGCAAGCGTAACAGTGTTTCGCTTACTTGTGAAAATTTTTTGGGGGGCCGTTCGTCGGGGCGATGGGCGGTATAGTGGGGGGGCGGGCGGGCTGGCGGGCAACAGTTGCAGCGGTAACGCACAATTGCCAGGTGTGCGAAGCACAATTGCCAGGTGTGCGAAGTACAAGTTGGCGCGTGTGGAGTACCGCGGCAAAGCCGCCCCGCCCAAATCGCGC